CCTATGGTTGTAGTGGTTTAACCTCATTGATATTAAAGGGGGATACTGGGTGGTTTTCTAGTCATAATATAAGCTGGAGTGTTCCTTCAAGTAGGCTTAATTATCTATACGCATATTGTGATTCTGCTTATTTAACAAACTGGCAGGGATTAACAGCAACAGACAAAACGCTATACCTAAACTATATTAGAAGTAGTAGTTATGTTAAGGCTCTTCCTACCCCAATAGTAGGAGAGAAATATCCACTACCACCATTTAGGCGTAGTGTATAATTATATAAGAGGATACTAATTTAGCAGTAATATTATGGCAAGAAGTAAAAGAGTAACTCAAAAATATGTAGATTTTAGTGGTGGGTATCAGACATTTACTTCTCCTCTACTACTAAAGGTCAATGAGTCTCCATTTCTATACAATGTAGATATAAGTAAACCTGGTATTCTAGCAAAAGCACTAGGCTATGCACAAATAGGAACAGGAACAGGAAGTGGCTATAACAGGGGAGTATTTGCTTGGAACAGAGAAAATGGAGATGATGAGTTGTATCAGGTGTACGGCTCTGATATGTACAAATACAATGGAACAAGTTTTGTTTCTATAGGAAGTGGGTTTGGTACTTCTTCAGGTGCAGTAGAATTTGGAGTGTCTTTTATTAACACAGGGACAGGAGTAGGAACAGCCGCAGAAACCTTTGTAGAGAGGCTTTATGTTACTCAAGGAATAGAAGGTCCAGTACAATATACAACAGGTACTTCTATGGCGGGTCTAGCTAATGTTTATGCTAAACACCTAGAAGTTTACAAGGGAAGACTGTATCTAGGGAATGTTAAAACAGGCTCTAAAACATATCCTTCAAGGGTCATATTTAGTGAAGTAAGCAGAGACACCTTCCCAGAGAATAATTACTTTGATGATATGGGAGAGGGTATTACAGGACTTAAAGAATATAGTGGGGCTTTATTTGTATTTACACAAGATAAGGTGGCGGCTTGGGACGAATACTCTTTAACGGTTCTAAACACTAACGGTGGTACAACTAACAAACAAACAATACAAGTGAGTGAGTCAAGAATGCTGTGGTACAACAGGGGTGGTGTGTATATGTATGCAGGTGGTACAGAAGCAGTTTTAATAAGCAGACCAGTACAAGACTGGATAACAGCAATAGGAAATGCTAATGAGGTAACTGCTGGTTTAGACCCTAGAGGGAGATATTGTCTATACATAGGCAATGTTACACTTAACGGAGTGAATTATAACAATGTAATTTTAAGGTACGATATATTGATAAATGCTTGGGATATTCTAATAGACAGACCATTTAAGTATTGGACTAGAAACAAAGCAGGTGGTGTTTATGAGACCTACACAACAAATGTAAACGGTCAACAGGTGTGGCAAATAGATTTAGGATATGCCTTAAACGGCTCAGCACAAACTTCTGTATACCAGACACCCAAACTGTTTGGGGCTGCTGAGAATGTAGATGATATTAAAAATGCCTATGAGATACAAATTGTCTATAAGCCTACAAATGCGAATGAATATTTAACTGCTCAGTATAGAGTAGGTGGTACAGGCACTTGGTCTAATGTAGAGGGTACAGTAAATAATGTATCTTTATCAGGGACAGACGATATTAAAGTACAAAGGCTTATTATACCTAGTAAAGCCGCAGGTAAGTTTATAGAGTTAAAATTGAGTCATAGTTCAAGCGGATCAGGGTTTAACATATACGGTATTAACCTAATTTATGATGTAGAGGAGAGGGAGGAACACTAATGGCACTAACAATAACGGAACAACAAGTAAGGGAACAGTTAGGGGCTTATTTAACAAAGCCTTTAGAAGTAACTTCTGGTACTTTGTCTACACAGCAGACCTTGTCAGCAACTTCTTTGTCAACAGGGGGACTTAGTGGGTCTTTTATAATCAAAAATCAGGGGAATATTAGTATATACAACAACAACAACATACTATCAATTTTTATAGGATTCTAAATGATTGGAGATAATGTCCCTAAAATATTAGCAGCCAGAGAGGGCTTTGATGTTAGAACTGCAGAAGTTAAGAACCTAACCCTAGATTCTACTAAAAATCAGCTAAAAGAGTTTATGTCGGGAGGGGGTAGTGTAACTATTGTTAAAGTTGAATGGGATGCTCCTAAAAAGATAATTGAGATTAGTCATAATCTTGGTTATCAGCCTTTATTTACAGGGCAGTTTAGACTAAGTGGAACAGATGATTGGAAAATTATTCCAGCAGGAATAACATTTACTGTAGGAGAAGCAGAAGCTACAATTATGGGTGCTATGGATAGACCAAATAATAATATTCTACAGTTACATTTCTATGATTTTGATATTTTTGGAGCTGAGTATACAAAGGAAATAGACTACGAATATATAATTTATATTGACCCTTACAAAGATGCCTGGAGTTCCTAAACTAACTGTTGCTAGACCTAAGTTTGATGCAAGAACTGCACAGCCTAAGGATTTAGCCTTTAGTAGCGATTACAATCTTGGAAAAATAGCTAGAGCTATGAAGTTTACTACAAACACACCAGCAGCTCATGGACTTCCTTATACACCTAGAATTATGTCTATGAGAGAGCCTGTATCAGGAAGGTTTGGATGGGGAGGATTATGTGCAGTAGACGGAACTAACCTAAAACCAACCATAGCCTTACATGCGACTTCCTACGACCCTTATACTTCTGCAGATGATGTTGCTACATGGGTTTATGTGTTTGTTGATCCACTAGTTGCTGGAACATACAAAAAGGACATGACAGGCAAACCAGTCTTAATTGTTGGTGCAGATGTTAATAAGAACGACTATGAGCAGAGGATTCATTCTAATTATGATACCTTTAAGGTCCACAGCACAGGGAGACTTACCATAAATGCCCCAGAATATGACCCAGGTACTAGTGGGGGAGTTAAGACAACAACTGCAACTGTTAATCACGGACTTGGTTATGCACCTATGTTTGCACCTTTTGTCAATTATGAGATGGAAAGAGAAGCCTATTTGTCGTGGAATAGTCAATATAATTCTGAGACTTGGAGTTCAGGAAAGGTCTTTTATACAGGACAAGATGTTGTTAATCCCGATACTTCTGCTTGGTACACATGTAAACTAACACATACGGCAAACTCTACAAACAAGCCAGAAACAGGGGCAAACTGGGCGACCTATTGGAATGCCTATGTAGAACCAGACTTTTATGACACCTATGTAAACAAACTAGAGGACCAGAAGTTTATTTATGGAGGCGTAGAGGCTTTTAACTTATCCTATATTAAGTATTATTCTACCTCAACACAACTTGTATTAGAACTATCTCAATATTGTTATCCAGATGATCCCCCACTTTATGAATATACACCTTGTCCAGCGGAGAAAGTTTATGTGGATTACACAATTTTTTACAATCCAGCAGGAGAAGAATTTAATCTGTTATGATATGTTATAATATTACATATAGGAATGGGTAAACGAGGATGTATAATTTGATACATCTAACAAATGGCAACATATATAGTCCAGCGGGGAGACACACTCTCAGGAATAGCAAAGAAGTTGGGAATACCAAATTGGAGAACTCTTTATGAACAGAATAAAGCTGTAATTGGGAAAAATTACAACTTGATTAAACCAGGACAAAAATTAACCTATGGGGAGATAATAGCACAATCAACACCAACACCCGCACCAGTAGGAACAGGGGCAGCAGAGTTGGCAACACAAATAGCACAAGAGCAACCAATTAATTTTGCAGAAGTTTTACCGTGGGAACAATATTTTGCACCAGAATTGGCAAGAGGAAGTGCTGAACAAGTTTATGCACAATACTTTGCACCGATAGCACAGCAAAGACAAGAGCAGTTAGAAAGTAATTTTGCTGGTAGAAACTTAATAAGAAGTGGAATAAGGGAAAGGTCCCTATCAGACCTTTACAGAGAGTTGGGGCAAGAGCATCAAAAAGGAATAGAAGCTGATGTGTTACAACAAAGAGCTATGGCACAGGAAGATTATAATAGAATGCAGCAGTTATATGAGAGTAGTGCTGGAAAACAGAAACCAACAACAACAAAGTATGAACCTTATAAAGTGGCAAGACCTGTTACAGACGCAGGTACTTATGGAAGTTCTTATCTTGATTGGCTCAATAGGGCTACAAGAGTTTAATTAAGTATATAAAAGCAATGGCAACAACGGCGCAAAGATTAGCAGAATACGAGGAATTATACAGAAAAGCTCAGCAGTATAATCCTAATCAATACCAACAGGAGTTTGAGAAAGCTTATGGAGAGACCACCAATTATAACAAGGATTTAATAGAACAACAGGCACAGGCTCTTGGGGAATTACAGGCGGTTGCACCAACATATAGGGAGAGATACATGAACAGCTTAATTACTGACCCTACTGCTCAAATGGCACTAATTGCACAAGCAAGACAAGCACCTATTACTTCTTATGGGACTGCTGCTAATTTACTCAATGCAAGAGGACAAAGATATCAGGACATATTAAATAAGGCTTTGGGGGGCTATCAGACAGCAGCAGAACAAGCTAATATAGCAGCAGAAAACGCTTGGAGATTGTATCAAGACGCCTTACAGCAAGACCAATTTAATGCACAATTAAGGGCAAGTAGAGGTGGTGGAGGTGGAACAAGTGCGATAGATCTTCTTAGTGCATTGGGTATGGCAGGTGGCACAGCACAAGCACCAGTAGAAGATGTTGGTGGGGGTTTTGTAGAAGATGATGAAGAATCAAACTGGACTAGTTCTGCTCAAAAAACAAACATCTTTAATGCAATCCCAACCCTCATAGGAAATTATCTTGGTAATACTAGAATAAAAAAACCTGGAAGAGAGTTAACATTTATGGAGAAATTGCTTAACAGAAGGAGTAATAGAGGCTCTGGCTCAGTCGGAGGCTCTTGGTAATATAAACTAATATATTTAGAAATATGGCACTAAGATATTTAAATGCAGAGGAGTTAGAAAAGTGGAAAGCTCAAAATCCTGGAAAAACCTATTTTGACACAGCAGGAAATCCAGTAAGTGTACCTAGCACTACTAAGGATTTAGGCTTTCTAGGAAATCTTG